GCATCGCAAGTCCCGTATCTGTTCAGGAACCGGAGCCGGTAATGCTCGCGAACCGTCGGGCTTTGCTCGATCCCGATCCGCAGGGCGAACGTATCACCGCTATACACGTCAAAAAGGTTGGCCAGTACCCCGTAATCGGTAAAGAATTTAAGTCTTACGGCTTCCAGGTTCAAGGCATATAAACTCCCCGTCGTGCCTGGTACTGCAAGGCTTTGACCGGTAAGAAGTTCCGTTATTTTCAGTTCGTGTCCCGGATAAATGAAACAAAGCGGGTAAAGTTCCGTCTCGCGCATCGTTATACGCCAGTCGTTACTCCGGGTGGTAAAGAAGAAATTACAAGATTCATTCAGGAACTTCAAAGAAAATATATCAGTCCCCATATTTCGAAGACGTCTAAACTCCTTCTTGGAAATCCCCCCTTTCCAGGCTGTAAAAGACAGGTTATCCTCTTCTTCTCCCTCATTTACCACATGTATAGTTACTTCGGCCGACAAATCGGAAACGGCAAGTAGATGCTCCATATTATCCGATAAAATCCGTACGTCTGTTATTCCGGTTTCGACAATCTCGGCTATATTAACACGAAATTCCCCGATTCCGTTTCCTTTGAAAACTTCCTCATTATTCATTCTGATGCTGTATGTTGCCATAGAACTGGATGATACAGACAGAAAAATAGGATTACGCGTAAAAGCATTTCCCGTAGGATATATGTTCACCTTTAAAGCTTCGTCGCTGGCACTCATTGTATTGCTATTTTGGTTACGATAAAACTGCCTGTTAACTCATGCTGCATCTCCAAAGAGGATATAAAACGGTCCCTGGCAGCCGAAGGATTTACCATAAACTTATAAAAGTCCGTAAGCCGGCCCGTATGGTTCTCCTTCCAGAAATTATAAAGCTCCGTTACCTGGGTGGTACACGGGGCAAGTACGATGTTATTCTGCTTTTCCATGGTGCAAAAGTTGGATTTATCAAAGGAAGAATAAAGGACGGGATTAACCGGAATAGACAATAGAAACAAAAGTATCTGTATATTCAAATTCGGATTCATACGTAACATCCCGATATGTACCGGGAGTAAAACTTCCAGGCTCGTAGTAGATACTTATTATTGCTGTCGCTTTACATTTATAGTTCCTTTGTAATGTAATTCCCGCTTCCTGGGGATAGTTTTCAACCAAGTATTTATCATCATTACGAGTTGTATATCCGTCAAGCGAGTAAGTTATTGATTTCATTTCGTTCACAGCGGTCGGCCTTTTGTTCCATTCATCCCTCGCCTGTTGTAAAATCCTGTTCCTTTCATTTTCTTTGGCAGTTTCTATATTTGAACTTATAAATTCCCACGTAAAAAGCCTGGAACCAAAAACGGGTGTTTCCTGTTCCTTATCCAAATCGTACGGACCAATCAACCGGAGTGTTCTTAATGTCAGATCAACGGGTACAATCTTATTTGCCGGAAGAGAATAAGAAAGCCCGTCAAAAAGTAAATATTGTCCTCGAAGTATTACCGGTGTTAAGATATCCATACCCGTAAGCCGGTGAACCGGTAACAAAACGTTTGCCTCTATCTTATTGAATGAATGTCTTAATATAGCGTCGTATTTCTTCCAGAAGTTAAAAAACAGGCCATTATCATATTGAAAAAATAGCGACATTGTATGCTTGCTTCCGTCTCTTAATATAACCTCTTCGGCGTCAGAGGTGTAAGGTAACACAGAACCGAAAGGATATTTACTATTTTGGGAAGACGTAAACGCAAACACGAAGGATAACGGTGTTTCCACCTTCTCCGAGTCTTCATCGTTATTATTAGAGGAAGTTTTAAGATACGTGTAACGGTGCACGTAATCAGCAAGATATTGAGGGGAAAGAATATCATTCGGGGCAAAATCCATTGGAACGCATTCGTCGTCGCTGGTTAATTCGTTATCTTCGATATTGTCGGTTTTCCGATCCCAGGAAAAGAAACTCGATGAAGAATAAGTAAGGCGGTTATTATCTTCATCCCATTTAAACCACCGTCCTGTTGTTTCCTCATAATTTAGATGTATCACCCTTTTAGATACATCAACTTTAGTTAACCTTGCGACTTTCTGATCTTTCAAGTAATCTTCAAGTCTTTCAACAGAGGGGGCCGCACCGGTAAAGGAAGTTCTGGCCGATAACTTCATTTGCCGGGCCGTTTCGTAAGTTATTAAAGGTTCGTCCGTCAGGCTACGGGACAAATCAATGTCCGGAACATCATCCACAATATCCCGGATCAGTCTTAACGTGGCTGTTTTCGTATCGGAAGAAACATTATAAACCAGTCCGAAACGCACATGCAAGGCGTTTAAAAAGTCCTCTACTGTGCAATCCGGCATCAAATCAGCGTAAGAAAGCTTTCCTTTAACACAACAGTCGGCCGCATTATTCAATATTACCAGGTTAGAAAGTTCCTTGTTCGTCTTAAAAGGATTTTCGGTTATAGTATATCCAAATTCGGAAAAAACAAGTTCCAGCACACGCCATACATATAAAAAGGCCGTTACGCCGTAACCTTCCGGAAGTGTTACGGCAGTCGGAGTACCATTTACTAAAAAAGTTTCTGTTCTTGCTTGATAACGTAAACGATAAACTTTACTTCCTTCTGATACAGGTGTGATATAGTTCAAGTATTTAGGGTAAAACTGATTATCTTTCGAATCGTTACCGGTCATAATCTGAAATACGGCATAATCAGTCTGATAACCTCCTAAAACCTGTTGCAAATGTGCGCAAAGAGAATTAACGCTGCTATACTCCTTCACCGGTAATGTAATAGCATTTAATTTTTTTGCTTTCCATGCGCTGTAGGCTTCCGAATTGTCAAAGCCGATGTTAAGGGTAATACCTTCTTTTTTACCGGCGGAAACAATATTTATCTTTCCGGTACGTTTATATGCTCCGTCCAATATCGTACATGCCTGATCTTCATTCATCGGCTTTATACCCATGTCGAGACGGTGAGCAAAACCGGTTATTTTAGCATTGTTGCCGGTACATGGAACCGTAACCGGTACGGTTTGCGATCCCCGGTCGTTCATGACAGGGGATTTTTCATCAATCTGTACGGTAAAGTCACCCCCTAAATCCAGATAACCTTTGTTCGTCTTTATCTTTAGCATAATGATTACTTATTTTCCGCGTGTAAAGGTGTCGCGGGCGTTATCTATAGTTTCTTTGGCCTTCTCCAAATCCTGATAAACGATATAGGCCTTTATCAATTTGATAGCTTCACAGGAGGCGCGCAGCTCCTTTGCTGCTTCCAGGAACTCCTGGTAGGAAGAATCCCCTGCATAAGAGGTAACGTAACCGCCTTCCGCATATTCACCCGGATTCTGTGGCAACGGGTTCGCATTGGTACGCTGCCGCCTGATCGCTTCGATAGTGCTAACAGCGTCGATTACTTTAGGGTTATTCATTTCCGGCTGTGGTACCACATATTCTCCCTTATGAACAACGCCGGCCACTTCATAACGCCCACCGGGACCAGTGTAACCACCTTCCGAATATCCACCACCGGAAGAACCGGAAACAACACGTTCAGCCGTGGCGGTCTTGCTGCCGGTAGTGTTTTTCAGGGACATGTTTTTAATTCTGTCCCGTTCTGCTTTGGCCGATGCAAGCTGGGCCACACCGGTAGCCGCAAGCATTGTTGCAGCAACGGTTCCGGCGATCGGTCCTAAGTCCGCGTACGCCTTCATAATCGAAACGGCTGTATCTGCTATGATCTGGGAACACTTGATAGCAAAATTTACATCCGCATACTTCTTTTGAATCTCCAGTTTCTTATTTTCCTTCTCTTCTTCCAGGGCGGCAGTATCTTCCCCGTTGTTTTCGGCTTCTTGTATGAGAACATCGTATTTTGCTTCCACCTGGTCGATTTCGGCCTGCTGAATAGCTTCCACCATGGAAGAGGAAAGGCCGGAATAATAGTTAAAGTATTTTTTAGCGTTATTCATCTGCATTTGCAGTTTTTTACGCTGGTATGTCTTTTCGTCTATTAATTCCTGATCGTGCAGATTCTTTAACAGGGCCAGTTCATTCTGGTATTCCTGCGCCCATGATACGCCGATCTGGGATTGAATCTGGTATAAACTATTCTGGTATTCAAATTCAAGCTGGCTAATTTCCTGTTGTTTCTGCTTCTCCAAACCAACAGTAGAAATCCCCGCCTGTCTCGCTATCTCAAT